TTGTGAACGAAGACAAGAAGATACTGATAGAGGCTAAGGGCTACTTCAGGGTAGGAGACACACAGAAGTACAAGGCTATCAGAGACTCTATGCCAGAGTGGGAGTTAGTCTTTGTGTTGTCCAACCCATTGACAAAGGTACGTAAAGGTAGTAAGATGACTATGAGCCAGTGGTGTGAGAAAGAGGGATTTCCATGCTTCACTGTTAAAACAAGTAACGAACTACTTAAGTATGTGAGAGATAAGACATGTCACTAACATTTGAGGAATACAAGGAACAGTTCGTCAGGGAAAACGATGAGATACTTATCTTAGAGATACTTGAAATAGACGCTGACGACTTACTAAACGCCTTTGAAGACAGGCTTATCAGATACAGAGAAGAGGAATATGAAGATGAGCATTAATAACGCAACAGCATCAGACTGGGATAGACTACGTAAACAAATACCAGCAATAGATGAGTCTTTGATGCAGGTTTATCTTGACATGGCAGACGCAGAGATTAATCCTTTTGACGACGACGCTGAAGAAGATGTAGTCAACAAACCTAGCCACTACAACACTGGGTCAATAGAATGTATCGAAGGTATCCAAGCATCTATGTCTGCTGAAGCATTCAATGGCTATCTCAAGGGCAACTGCATGAAGTACCTCTGGCGCTACGACTACAAAGGTAAGCCAGTAGAGGATTTACAGAAAGCTCAGTGGTACTTAGCTGAACTGATAAAAGAACTGATATTTGAAGAGGAGGATTGACTGATGGCTACAGGACAGACACACGGGGGCAAAGGCTCAGCAGCCCGCCCCACAGACAAGAAGAAGTATGAAGATAACTACGATGCTATCTTTAGTAAAAAAATTGAGAAGCCAAAGATACTAAGCAGTCAACTGAAAACACCTGATGGTACAATACTTGAGTCGTTCCACCGTCACGACTATGTAACTCACAAGGATGCCAATGGCAAAGAATATATGCTGGATGGGGGTTGCGCTTATATCAAGCGTTCTATAAACGGCGACGAAGAGCTGATTACTGTGACTACAGCTGATTCTCATTCTGTTATCCGAGAAGCGGTGACTTGGGGAACACACGGTAAGAACGGTGATGAGGATTTCAAGCGAGTCAAGCTTGCTAATATGACTGGTGACCACATAAAAGCTTGTCTCGAAACTCAAGTGGCAAACATGCTTCCAGCATTGTACAAAGTAATGCAGAATGAGTTGGAATATCGAAATGAGAATTAAAATTTATAAACTGATAGAGCAGATAGTCGAGCAAGGTACAGACGCTGGTTATCTTAGGGCGCACAAGCATACTGATACCCCTGATGAAGACACAATAAAACACTGTATTTCTGAATACATAATGAATGGCTTTGATGAAGCATTTGAATTTGATAAAGAGGAAGATTAAGAATGGAACAGTACCAACAGTTTATACACAAGAGCCGCTACGCACGATGGATGCCAGAAGAAGGCCGTAGAGAGACGTGGGCAGAGACAGTACAGCGTTACGTAGACTTCTGGTCTAACCGTGGGCAGATAGACAAGAAGACAGCAGAGAAGCTATACAACTCTATACACGACCTAGAAGTAATGCCATCAATGCGCTGCTTAATGACAGCAGGTGTAGCACTTGACAAGGATAACGTAGCAGGGTTCAACTGTTCTTACCTTGCAATTGATTCACCGCGTAGCTTTGATGAGCTGATGTACGTCCTTATGTGTGGCACAGGTGTGGGGTTCAGCGTAGAGCGTAACTTCATTACTAAGTTACCAGTAATCGCTGAGTCATTCCACCCGACTGACACTACCATTGTAGTAGGCGACAGTAAGATAGGCTGGGCTAGTGCTTTCCGTGAGCTGATTGCTATGCTGTACGCTGGTAAGATACCTAAGTGGGATATGTCAGGTGTACGTGGTGCAGGTGAGCGACTAGAGACCTTCGGTGGTCGAGCGTCAGGCCCACAGCCCCTTGATGATTTGTTTCACTTCTGCGTTAATATCTTTCAGAAGGCTGAAGGCCGTAAACTGACCAGCATTGAGTGTCATGACGTAGTGTGTAAGGTTGCTGATATTGTAGTTGTAGGTGGTGTTAGACGTTCAGCTTTGATTAGCTTGTCTAACCTATCTGATGGCCGCATGGCTAAAGCTAAGTCGGGAGCTTGGTGGGAGAAGGAAGGCCACCGTAGACTTGCCAACAACAGCGTAGCGTACACAGAGAAGCCAGACTTCGAAGCATTCCTTAACGAGATGCAGACCTTGTATGAATCCAAAGCAGGTGAGCGTGGTCTCTTTAGTCGTGTAGCAGCTCAGAACATTGCAGGACGTAACGGGCGTAGAGACCCTAAGCATGACTTCGGAACTAATCCTTGCAGTGAGATAATTTTACGCAGTAACCAGTTTTGCAATTTATCGGAGATTGTTGTACGGGCAGATGACACTGAAGAGACACTAAAGGCTAAGGCAGAAGTAGCTGCTATCATTGGTACACTACAGGCTACCTTGACAGACTTCCGTTACCTGCGGAGCATCTGGAAGAAGAACACAGAAGAGGAAGCATTACTGGGTGTCAGCATGACGGGAATTATGGACAACGAGTTGTTGAGCAGTGCAGACTCACCACACTGTCAGGTAGTCTTGGAGAGCATTAGAGATGTTGCTATTAAAACTAACAAGAAGTGGGCTGCGAAGCTTGGGATTAATCAGTCTACTGCTGTTACGGCTGTTAAGCCGAGTGGTACTGTGTCTCAGCTTGTTGATAGTGCTTCTGGCATCCACCCTCGCTTCTCTGAGTATTACATTCGACGTGTACGTTCAGACAAGAAAGACCCGCTTGCAGCGTTCATGTCAGCAACAGGGTTCCCCGTAGAGCAGGACGTTATGTCAGAGTCATCGTTAGTGTTTGGTTTCCCTGTCAAAGCACCGAAGGGCAGTACAACAGTGAAGATGGTAGGAGCTATGGAGCAGCTAGCACTTTGGAAGACTTACCAGAATCATTGGTGTGAGCATAAGCCAAGTATCACTGTATACTACACAGACAGCGAGTTCCTGCAAGTAGCACAGTGGATATGGGATAACTTTGACATCTGTAGTGGTATTAGTTTGTTGCCTGTAAGTGACCATACGTATCAGCAAGCTCCTTATGAGGACATCACTGCTGAGAAGTACGAGGAGTTACTAGCAGCTATGCCACAAGGTGTTAATTGGAATGACCTAATCTACTTCGAGCAGGAGGATAACACTACAGGCTCTCAGGAGTTAGCGTGTACTGGCGGTGCTTGTGAGATAGTTTAAGGTGTAATAAGTGTAGTGAATTAGCATTTATTGGTACGTAAAAGTGTAGTAAAACTAAGGGGCCTTGCGGCCCCTTTTTTATTCTACTGTTTAACGGCTGTACTGTTGTTCTTGAGGTTGTTGTTGAGGGCCTGCTGAAACCGCTGTTGCCATGACGTTACCCCGTCCTACTAATGCTTGTAAGCTTAAAGCCAGTTGTTGGGAAATATCAATACCTTTATTTTGAGCTGCTATTGCTGCTTTTTGTAAATTAATTAGTTTGTCTATCTCTTTAGGAGTAATCTTCCACCCTGCTAAGAATCCCGGAATAACGCTTTTAAACAGTACACCTAGCTTAGGATTCGTTAAGGCCCTTTGCTCTGCCCCTGCCACTGTTAAACCAAGTGCTTGTTCAGTTTTATCTGTTCTGGAAAGAATTATCAAATTCTCTAGCATCTCATCCATCTTAGCAGAAACACCTGTTCCTTTAAACAACTCATCAAAGGTCTCTCTGAATCTTGGTTCCTTTAACTTATTGGAAAACTTTAGAGCAGATTTTATAGCGTCATCAGGGGATGACCGAAGTATCTCGTCCAAGAAACCTCTTCTAATGCCTTCTAAAGGGTCTACGTCTAAGCCCTTGAGCATTTCCTTGTATTCATCGACTTCGCGCTGAGAAGCGCCTTTAGGAGGCTTAGGTAAGTTTTTCTTAAATTCAGCAGCGGCTTTACGCAGTTGTTTAATCTGTATTATGCCTTCCGACAAACCGTCTTGCGTAAGTATACGGCCAATTGTAGCTGGGTCGTTGTTCTTCATAGCCGCTTTTAGCCACTCAGCGCTCACTACTTCCCTGCCTCTCTTATAATAAGCTGTAACGTCAGCATACTCTTTCTGAAGAGCAGGGGATAGCTTCTTAGCTGAGGCGTTCATTCCTTCTTCTAACAGCTTTTGTTGTTTAACTAAAACATCTACTAAGTTGTTGTCTGGGTTTGAAGAGGAACGTAAATCAGCAATGTTGCTTTTAACTTTAGACAGCCGCTGGTGCGCTTCGTAAAAGTTTAGATTGTCAGGAGTTGCTCTAAGGTCTGCAATTACCTGCGCAACTTTACCTCTAGCTGAAGTTTGTTCTAATACTTCGCCATCTTTTGTGACTTTGGGTTGCGCTCTATATTGACCACTCTGGCTAATCTCATCAGCAAGTCGCTGCGCCTTTCCTCGTACATCAATAATTACCCCTTTACCTTTTATCGCTAATCCTTTGTAGATAGGGTCAACAATCTTAGCAAGCGCGTTCTCATTCTGTGCTATAAAACCCTGAAGAACTTGACCCTGCTTACGTGGCCCTTGGTTAGAAAACATACTTACCATTTCATCTACTTGCTTACCCATAAACTGCCCGTAGATATTAAAGTAATTTTCTACAGTGCCTTTAGTGAACTTAGACACCTTAGCTACTTGCTCTAAAAGCTTAGGGCCTGCTTTATCCGTAACCATGGAAGGTAACAAACTAGCTCCCATTTCTTTAAGTTGTGCCTGTAGTTTTACTATCTGATTAATGCTTTTGTCAGCTAAACCTGCTTTACCCGCAACTGCTTGTCTTTTAGGAAACTTCGCTTTAAGAGCCTTAGCGCCTTCTTTACCACCTCTATAGACTTTAGCCACAACAGGTAAACCTAAACTACCGGCTGATGAATAAATAAAGTCAGTCTCAGCGGCATCCCAAGCTTGAGAAAAAGTTTCGGAAGGGTCAAACTCTTCACCAGAAACTAAAGCGTCTACTGTATCATAAGAAAACTCCGTAGCGCCTAACGCCGCTGCGCTGGCTAAACTACCACGAGCAGCGGCTGTGACAACAGGAACAAAACCTTTAGCAACTCCAAAAGCTCCTCTGTTGGGCAGTTTAGACGTTAATCTCTGGCCCCATTCATACCCTTTCTTACCTTCAGGGATAGAAGCTGCTATAGAGGCTGACATTCCTGCAACCATCTTCTTCCAGTCAAGAGGGTCAACCTCTTCCCCTGAAACTCCTTCGTAAGCCAGCGTGTCTATAATATCGCTAGGGTTTATGTTAGCTGCTTCCCAAGAGTCATTTAGCTTAGCTAATAATTCCGTGTCTGTCACTTCTCCTGTTGCATTAGGAGTAACAGGGATAACCATAGACTGGTCAACAAGAGAAGAATCCGTACCCTGAGAAGGCATAGGTTCCCCGCGGAGCAACGCTAAGGTTGTAGGGTCAGTTACTTGATTCGTGGCGGCTACCATTATTTGTCTCCTTCAGACGGCCCAAACGTTTTTGCAAGATACCACATAGGTTTTCCATCGTTGCCAGACAGAGGGACACCCATTTCGTCAGATAATGTGTAGTACACCTGTGGATTACCCTGTTCATCTGAAATAGTTCTAGTAAACTCTCTATAAGCAGGGTTTGCCCAGTTTATTTCTGAAGGGCGGCCCATTAAGGTGGCTCTAAAGTTTTTATAATGTGTTTTAACAATGTCAAGCTGCTTTCTGAATCGTGAGTCTCCTACAGTAGGGTCAAGCATACCCAGCGCATTCTGTAGCATCTCAAGTTCTTTAAGGTTCAAAGCTCCTAAACCTGTAGACCCTACAGCAGAACCTTCACGTAGCTCCATCAAAGCATCTCTACCGATACGGGATTTTAGAGTTTCAGTCAAATTCTCTAAATATTTTGCATCACTGTAAGGAACATACTTCATTAGCGGGTGTAAAACAACCGCATCCGTCGGGTCATAGCTTTCGGTTAAAGTTTTAGCTTCATTAATAAAACCAATTTGTCTGTCAATTTCTGATAAAGTTTCTTGAGTCTTTTGTTTCTTAGCAACTAACAGTCTGGCAGATTCCTGAGTAGGTACTCCCTCTTGTTCTAGCGCACCCAACGTTATATTAAACACGTCGAATGTGCCGTTGTTGTTCTTTTCAATTGAATACTTAGGTAGTTCTGTGATACCAAACGGTATACGTCCTGTACCGTCAGGAAGTGTAGTATACTTAACTGTCTGACCAGTCAACAAATCAACTCCTTCAGTAATTACCCTATTTTCATCCTTTTTTTGTTCGTGAAGAAGTCTTTTACCTTCTGGTTTGTTTAAATCAAGGAATTGAATATACGTCTGACCGTCCGCTTTAGTAACTTCTACTTTTTCTACCTGTGAATCATCTTCTGGGAGAGAAGTAGTTCCTAGAGTGGCGACTTCAGATACCACGTCACCCACTCTTTGAAACATTACACTTACTTCCGTACCATCTCTAACTATGTTCTCTCTAAAGTAATCAGGAGCGTTAGGGTTAGAAGTGCCTGATATTTCGGCATCATATCGTTGAACTATCTTACCAACCTCGTTAAGCACGACTAGCTTGTTTACACCGCCTTCGCTTATTGTTGCAGTAGTTGTCTTTTTAGAAGAGTCTGACTTAATAAAGTTTTTCATGTTGGCAGGAGTAATCATGCCCTGTAAAGCCAAAGCTCCATAACCTTTATTAGGGTAGGCACTTTCTAAGTAATCCGAAAACCCCTTACGTTGTACTTGTTCTTTTAAAAGACCTTCTGATTCCTTATCACGTACTCTACCTTGTTGAGCAAAAGCAGCCTTTAACTGAGCAGCCTTATTAGGGTCAAGGCGTGTGTATATCTCAAGGATACGTGATTGGTCTTTAGGGTTGTTAATGTCTAAACCAGCAAGCTCAGACTGTGCTCTCTCACGAGAAGTCTGGACGTTTACTTCCTTACCAGCGATAGTAGACATTAAGCCTCCTGCTGCCTGACGCAAACCTTGGTTAGCTTCCATTCCACGAGCCTGTAACTGCTGCATAGGAGTAAGGCCCACGCGTGGGTCAATAGGCGCTTGAGAGGAGATACCTGTTAATAAACCACTTAAATCTTGTACTTGTGCCATTGTTTGTTCTCCTAGTTATACGTAAGGGTTGTAACCATCGTAGTCGTCTGGGTTATACGTTGTGTTTAGCAGGTCTAAGTACTCTTCGGGAGCTGCGTTATATCCATCACCCGTTGAGTTTACAAGCACACCTTTATCGTTTATTAAACCATCAAGAGCACTACTAGCCTCACCAAATATCCAATCAGTTGCACTACTCAGTAAACCACCAGTAAAGTTACCACTAGCATCTTGACTACCTAAAGTAGTTGTTAGAAGCTGCTTAGCTTGGTCTGCACTCAGGTTACCAGCAATAACTTCAGCGTTAATCATCTGAGTTAGCGCCTTAGACTTAGCGTCAGCACTAAGCTCTTGACCACGGATATCACCTTGAGAAGCCAATGTAGCAGGTTGATAACCCGTTTGGAACATGTCAGAAGCTTGGTTTGAAGTGTTATAACCAGCATCCATTAAGCCCTTAGCCTGTAAGAGTCTACGGTCTTGTTCATCACCTACCATCCCCCTAGCCATCAGCATGTCACGCCCTTCCTGCTCCATACGGGCCTGTGCGTCAGCAAACTGCATACCAGAGCCACCGTAGAGACCTGAAGTCATGCCCCCAGTACCTCTTCCAAACATCTGCTCTTGGGTCGCTTGCTGCCTACGCATCTCAGCAGGGGCTTGAATGGCCCTCAGTTGGTCGTAGAGGGCTTGCGTCTGTGCATTAGTGTCACCGCCTACCCCACCAAACAAAGTCTCTGCTGAGCCTAAGTAGGCGTTCTGACGGCGTTGCTCATCTGGGCTTAGTGTCTGTGTAACACCTCCAGATGGGCCAGCAGTAGACGTAGCTAAGTTACTGGTTACTGTGTAAGGTTTAAACTCTGTACCTGCAAGAGCTTGAGCACTGATTGCCTCGCCACCTGCTACTGCCTGTTGCCCTGCTGCTCTAGCACTGTCAATTGCATCTTCTGAGGCCATGTACTGACCTACTGTATTCAACATACCGCCGCCAAGGTTTAATACGTCTTGTGTAGTTGGCATTCTTAGATTCCCCCAATAATAAATGCAAGCAGTTCAGAGTACCGAACCCCCATTCTAGTTTGTTCTTCGCCGTCTTCATTTGTCCATGTAGTACTAATAAACATAGCGTAGTTCCCTGCGTCAAGACCCTCAGCTTCAAAGGCAGCTTGTAAGTCTTGAGCTATAATACCAAAGTGTGTTCTAGCAGTAGCGCCATTCTCTTCTACAGAAGACTTCCAACGGAACTTACGTAACAAGCCTTTACAGGCTACAGCTACACGAGTCTCTGCGTCAGTCAGCTCTTCTATGTCTTGCTTCTCATTCCTGTCTGAAGTTTGAATAGTAGCGTTAGTGGCGTAGATGTCATCAAACCTAGCACTAGCGTTACCTAAGTCAATCAAGTTGTCTGAGTTTGCGTTGGTGTCTACGTTGAATGGAACTATAAATCTACTGGCTTGGTAGTCAATAAACTGTAACCCAGCTGCTTTATTGCCTATACTGAGATAACCATCTCCACTTGTTTGGTGCGTGTTTATCTTACCAGCTGTAATAGTACCATTTTTAAAAGTAAGGGCTGTTGAATGGTTAGCGCTTGCGGTTGTAATTGTACCGCCAGCTTTAGGTAGTGCATTAGTTGCTAGAGTTCCTTGAGCAGCCGTAGCATAGTCAGTAGAGTCAAAAGCTTTAACTTGTGCAAGGTTAGTAACTTCACTGTCCATTAGTGCGCCAGCGGCTGTTACGTTAGCTGTGTCCGTTACGTCTGCACTAGCTTCAATAGCATTTAACTTAGTGTGGTCAGCGTCAGTGAACACGTTAGAGTTGGTAGCAGCTTCAACTGCTGCACGAATTTCAGCGGCTGTTTGGTCAGCGGTCGCACTAGCTTCAATACCGTCTAGTTTAGTACCGTCAGTAGCTACATCACGACCATCAAAGGTGCTATTAGTAGTAATGGCACCAGTCATAGCACCACCAGCTTTCGGTAAGGCAGCATTAGCTGTCGTTGTTACAGCGTTGACAGTCGTTGTGTTAGCCTTGCTGTTTACCCCTGTAGCAATGTTATTAAACTCAGTAGTAAACTCTGAGCCTTTAATCTTCTTAGCGGCGTTTCCTGACGCTAAGTCGTCTTTAGCGCCAAAGTTAGTCGTTACATTGTATGTAGCCATTTAGATAAATCTCCCTAATAGAGCATGTATGTCAATTTTTTGAATAGAAAAGGAATTGCCAATAATTGTTGTTTCTAAGCCTACAGTTATTTCTACACCAGAACCTGAAGTATTAAGTGAGGGTTCATTAACAGTAACGCCCCCTGTGTACTCTGCTGTGGTGTTGTACTCTGCTTCGTTAAACTCTGCGTCAGATGACACGCCAAAAGTAACAGATTGTTTAGTAAAGTTTTTAGAGTAGTCGTAGCCCCAGTTAAAAATACAAGTAGTGCCTCCTCCTCCAATAACAGTAACATTCATCTTTTTAAGAAACTTTAAGTTAGTAGGGTTACCAAAGTTCTGAGGATGACTAAAGTACTTCATTACGTAAGTTTCGTTACCGTCACTGTATGTGTCGTACTTCACTATTGCTGGCTGTGCCGAACCTTTCTTAGCTAAGCCCAGCATTAGCTCATCGTTAGCAAACACTGATAAGGCTAAAGGTGTTAAGCCTCTCCAAGTAGTAGCTCTAAAAGAACCATCTTCTAAAGGCCTCCTTACATCAAAACAATACACAACGTTTGACTCTGGAAGCGTTATGATGTAAAAAGCATGTTTAGCACTGTAAGCACTCTTAATTGTATTTCCGTTACCCGCAGCAACTTCGATGTCAACAAGTTCCATGAGGTCTGTACGTACATTCTTACTAATATCATTAAGTGGAATAGCTTTTTCTTGTATAAGACGACCAAGAGACATCACGCCTCGATTAGATAAGAACAGCAAGTCATTACCAGTTGACTGTACAGAATCTCTAGCAATACAACCAACACCTTCAATGGTGTCGTACAGTCTAATTGTGTCAGCAGTGGTAGCGGTTAAAGCTCCACCCTGTGCTCCCACAACATCTTGATAAAGAATAATAGAACGCTTACCGAAGACAACTAAGTATCCGTTGTGTTCAGCGAGTGCAACTACAGAGTCATACCCTTGTGGCCAGACGTTAGTTAAATCTAAAGTCAACCAAGAGTTACCTGAACCATGCCAAGTGTCTCCATCAAGGAGAGCACTACCATAAATCTTGTAGTCTTGGTTTGCAACAGATGTAACCCATAGACGACCAAAGCCAGCTAATACTTCGTCTCCCTGTGGAGGAGCAGTACTGCCAGAGTCAGGAACGAGCACTAAGGCAGATGCTCCAGCTACGTACTTGAGAGGAGCATGTCCAGCCTGAAAGAAGTAAACATTGTTAGCAAAAGAAGCAGTCTTCCATTTATTAGCACTACAAGAGTAGTTAGAAGGAAAAGCTATCTGAGTGAGAGATGTAGTTCCTCTGTATATTTTTAGGTTGCCCATAGAGAAAACAGTGGCTGTCCCGTCATAAGCAATAAACTCTTGTATGTGCTCAATGCCTGCACTAGTGCCTAAGACTGTTGCACCGTTAGTAGTAATAGCACTCCATCCTTTCCTAGCTCCAATACGACCTCTCTGGTCAATTACACAGTTCTCTGCAACGTCAGCAAAGGCTGCGTTTAAAGACACAGGAGAGTCTTCAGTGTTAAGACCTGCAAAAGCAGGAGCAGAGATTGCAAGATTCTGTAGCTGTTGAGCCATTACACATCCCTCCAGATAAACTCAGTAGGAAACCTTGCAACATCAAAGGCGATAGCGTCAGCCAACGTAGAACGCCCTAGCTGTATCATAGCGCCGCTTGTCTGACCGCCTGTCTCTCCTCTCTCTTCCATTGCAAAGCCCTGTGCAAGCTGAATAACAGCCTGAGTAGGTACGTAGAACACATCAGCATCGTTAGTGTATTCATCTCTACGTTGAACAAGGTTAAAGCGTAAGTACTCTACAGCGTTAGGCTTAGGGTAGACATCTACAATAGCGTTGCCTTCGGCAGTAAAGCCGTTCCAAGTGTACTGAGTAGGAGACCCTTCTACAACAGGCTGAATAAGGTATTGGTTACTCATTTCAAAAGCAGGAATGTGCTCCATAAAACAGTTTTTAGTGTCGTTCAATACGTTCAAGGTTTTAAAAGAAGAGTTAGCTCCAATTAAGTTGTAAGAGAAAACGTCAGCTTGTGTAGTGACTGTAATAGTGGTGCGTAGCGAAGACCAATCCCATGCGTCCTCTACCATGCGTTTAGCGTCATTTACAAAAGTTCCTATAAGCTTAGAGTAGGAATTTTGATTAACAGTAGTTACCTCTTCTTCTCTCAAGCGTACAAGTACTCTGTTTACAGCTTCTAAGTATGTCATTGAATTTTATACCTTGTAGTTAAAAGCGTTAGCAAAAGGGTCTGACAATAAGTCTACCATTTCTTCTTTGGGTTGTTGGAATTGTTTTTTACTTAACTTCTTAGCGTCTTGTTCTGTAAGACCTGTAAGCAGGTTACCTACTAAACTAATGCCCTCATCGTGTTCAAACTGAGCTACGTCAAATAAACCACCTGTAGTACGAGTAGGAGACGGAGCACTAGTTACCTGTGGTATGTTTAAGTCTATATCAGGTAAGTCTATATCTATATCTGGTAAGTCTATATCTATATCTGGTAAGTCTATATCTATATCTGGTAAGTCTATATCTCCAAGAGCCTGTCTAACGGCTGTCTCAGCGGCTGACAGTGCGTCACCTACTGCTTGACCTACGTCCTCAGCTACGTCCCCTACCGCTTGACCTACGTCCTCTACTACGTCCCCAGAAGGGTTAAGTACTGCATCGTCAAAAGCTGATAAACCTTGTCTAGCTGCTGTCTCTGCCGTTGATAAAACAGCTCCTATTTCTGAAGTTAAAGGCTGTAGTGCGTAATCGTCTACTGCTGACAACAAGTTTCTAGCTTCGGTATCTACGGCTGAGAAAACACCCCCTACTTCTGAAGTAACTGGTTTAATGTAGTCTCTGTTGATAGTAGATAAAGCAGTTGTTACAGGCTCTACTAAATCACCAATTTTCTTAGCTGCGTCACCAAGCGCGTCTTCGACTACATCGGGAAGAACAGTTCCTCCCTCCAGTACGTACTTACCTACACCTTTTAGCAGAGCGTCTTCTATATCATCGCCTTTAGCAAGAGAGTTGAAAGTTTTATTAATTCCCGCATTCAAGTCGTCAGCGTTTATATTATTATTACTTGCAAAAGTGTTTAAGGCTTCTCCAACACCTACGCCGTCCAAAGCCTTTTTAACAAGCGCAGGCCCATAAGCCGCAGTAACAGCTTCTACAGGGTCACCTGTAACTACACCTGTTAGTAAAGCTTTTGACGAGTTATATCCAAGACCTAAAACACCTTTTCCAGCTACCGCAGGTGCAGCTTCTATACCTTTTGCTATGTCTGCTGACACTGCGTCTACAGGAGGTACTAGAATATTTGCATACTCTAAAGCAGGAAGAGCAATTGAAAGGTAGTCACCAGCGTGTAGTGTCTCACCTGCGATTCCTTTAGTACCTGCAATAAAAGCTTCTGAGCCGCCCGAAGTAAGCACTGCTAAACCAATCCTTAGAGGCGCTGGCATACCAGCCCACACACTATCAGGTTTTACGTGGACAGTACTATACGTACCTACTTCACCAAAGTCTTGAAAGGAACCACCGTCATTGCCGTTAGTGGCGTTTAAGGATTCTTCGCCTAGTGTGCCATATAGTACATCATCACTCAGCCCAGTAGTCAGGTAGCGTGTCTGTCCATCAACCTCTATCGACATTGGGACATCGTTCTTTGTAAGGTATTCTATAGCAGCTTCTGTAGAGGCACGACCACTAACACCACCCTTAGCACTGACACCAGCCATCGCAAATTGACTAGGGTCATATTGCCCTAAGTTGTATTTAGCGTCTATAGCAACGCTATTGTCAGCAAGGCCACCTAAGAAGCTGGACAGTCCGTTAATGGCTTCGTCTGCTGTGTCATACTGTGTGCCAGAACCATATCTAA